CTGGTCGCTCTTGTCGCGCAGCAGGTTGCCGCGCAGTTCGTCAAGCAGGTCGCCGAGGGTCATCTGAGTATCTCCCCGTTACGCGGCGCGGTCGGCCACCCGGTAAGGATACCGCAGCTTCTTGCGGTAGCCGATGACCTGCATGTTGTCCGGGCTCACGACGGGCACGTCCATGACGGCGTTGTCGAGGATGTCGAGGATGCCGCGCGGTACGCTGACTGCGACGCCCGGCCGCAGGAGGAAGCCCGCGCCGTTGACACCGAAGAATTGCCCACCCGGCGGGATGTTGTCGTTCTCCTCCAGGAGGATGCGGACCCGATCCGGCTTGGCGTCGACCGCCCCCGGCTCGACTGTCTTCTTGTTGGCCTCGTTCTCGGCCTTCACCTGTCTCCAGTTGCGCCGGGTTTTCGGCGTCACGGTCGCTTCAGCGGCCGGGGTTTCTTCCTCGTGCATGGTGTCGGTCTCCACAAAAAAGCGGGGGCACGAAGGCCCCCGAGTTGACCGGCCGCGGGGACAGGGCGCGACCGGAATGGGGTTAGCCTTCGATGCGGAAGGACAGGACCTTGGCGTTGACCGCGAGGGCCGCCGCGAAGCTGACCGAGGCGTTGCTGCCGGGGGTGCCGTCGGAGGTCGTCACGACGATCAGCGAGTTGGCGTCCTCCAGCTCGTCCGCCGGGACGGTGCCGCCGCCTGCGCCGACGACCGTCGCCGCGTTGGTGATGGTCTTGATGGTCTTCGTCGCCGGAGCGCCGTAAGCCCATTCGACCTTGATGCCGTCCGTCCAGTTCCAGACCTCGATCTTCGTCGGGTTGAAGCCGATCGGGATCGTGATGTCGTTGCCGAGCGCGGTGAAGGTCCCGTTGATCTCGTCGTCTTCGAGATCGGCCATGATGCTCGCGGCGAGCATGTTCGTCGTGGTCGTGACGCCGATCGCGCGCAGCGCGCCGGGGACCGTGTACGTCGCCGGGAAGGCCGAGCCGTGGAAGGCGACGTCGATGTAGTTGGTGGTCATGGTGCCCTCCTGGGGCGAAGATCAGAGGTGGGAGAGGGGGCCTAAACCCCCTCCGGCGCCTGTTGTTCGTTACGCGGTGCAGCCCACTTCGAGACGGCCCATGAAGGCGTCCTGGAGGATCACCGTCGCGGTCCAGAGCTTCCAGCCGACCGTCCCGCGCTGGCCGAGCGGGTCGCCCGGAGCCGGCTTGGGGTTCACGACCATCGGCGTCATCGCGGACTTGCCCTTGAGGGGCACGATGCCGAAGGCGTCGCGGCCGAAGTAGAGCACCGGGTAGACGTCCACATTCGTGCTGGTCGAGCGCAGGCCAGTCGACCCGACCGAGCCGCCGGCTCCGGTCCAGGGCAGCAGGATCGTCGAGGTCAGGTAGCGCACCTGCTCGACCGAACCGACTTCGCCCTCGAACGGCGAGGTGTGCGGGCCGTATTTCGCGACGGGAACGAAGCCGGTCATGTCGCGGATGTCGGTCTCCAGGTCCGGGTGGCAGACCGCCATGTAGGCCGCTTCGACCGACGTCGTGTTGAAGTCGGGGTTCGAGGAGACCACCGAGGTGATCTTCTTGGCGTTCTGGCGGTTGAGGCCGGTCGTCACATGGCGCTGGTCGCCCTGCACGATCTTGGTGACGATGCTGTCGCGGCCGGCGACGCTGCCGGCGTACCAGACGTTGGTGCCCGCCTTGAGGACGTTGAACCGCAGCGTCTCGACCGTCTGGGCCGCCTGCTCGCCGAGGATGTCGGTCGCCTGCGCCAGGATCGGGTCGGTGTGGGTGTCCATGACGACGTCGGTGATCGTGATGTAGTCGCCGTACTGGGCCAACGTGACCGTGTAGTCGGTGTTGGCGAGCGTCGAGCCCGAGGGGGTCACGCCTTCGATCAGCGGCGTGGTGGCCAGCGGCATGCTGAAGCCATCCGAGCCGATCGCGTCGGGTCCGGCCGCGCCAGCCGAGCCCTTCATGTAGTAGCGGCGGAACTTGGCGGTCTGCGTCGAGTTCGTCGGCAGCGGGTAGGTCTGGCCGAAGCGTTCGAGCTGGAGCAGCGGCAGCGCGCGCTTCAGCATGCGGACCACCGCGTAGGCGGCGATTGCCGGCGAGATGTCGCCGTAGCCGGTGATGACAGTCATGATCGTGCTCCCAGGCACATCCGCGCTCTGGGAGCGCGGGGGTTAAGCCTTGGCGAAGGCCGCGAACGCGGTGTCGAAGTCGATGAGTTCGCTGGGGACGTTCGCCGTCCGTTTGGAGCTGACTGGTGCCAGGGCTTCTGCCGCCTGCTTGGCAGCCTGGGATAGTCCGGTCTCCACCTTCGCTGGGACATCGGTCGCCGGTTTCGGCTGTGCCGTTCCGGTCGCTTGTCTCCAGCGTCCGACGAGGTCACTGATCTCGCCGACGTCTCCACCCTCGATAACACTGTTGTAGGCGGTGCGCAAGTATCCGGGGATGTTGCGGTCCTCGCGAGCCCACTTGACTACAGGGTCACGCACCGTGTCGTAGTCCGGGATCGCCGCCTTCAGCGCCATGTAGTGATGGTCGGTCTGCACCGTCTGGAGGTTCTGGAGCTGCGGGCCGATCGCTTTCGCGACCTCCTGGAACACGAAGGCGTTGTTCTGCGCCGAGGTGCCGCGCGCCATGAGCGCGAACGCGTCGAAGATGTCCGGCCAGTCCTCGCGGAACTTCGCTATGCGGCCCTCCTCGTCGTCAGTGTACAACGGCGGAGCCTGCACCGGCTGTGGCTGCGGCTGCTGGACGACCGGCTGGCGCTTGTCGAGAATGTCGGCCAGCCGCGTCAGCAGGTCAGTGTCCCCGGCCACAGGTGCCGATGGGGTCTCTACGGGCGCGACGACCGGCGTCTCGACCGGAGGCGTGACCCCATCGGCACCTGTGGCCGGCACTTCGCCCTTGGGCACATCCGTGGCCGGTGGGTCGGTGACGACGGGGGTCTCTACTGGCGGCGTGACCGCCACAACTGGATCGACCACCGGCTGACCAAAGCTGACCGGAGGCTTCTCGTCGGGTTTGAGCCGTGCGAGCTGGTCGAAATACTGTTCAAACTCGTCAGCCATTGCTGGTCTCCTTCGGGATCATGGGCCGCGGCGTGGTCAGCCGCGTGAGCAAGTGGCGAAGCGCGGTGGCCTCGCCTTGTAGGGGCGCAAATCGGGTGGGATCGGCGGTCAGGAGCGCGTCGCGCGCCTCCTCAAACTCCAGGCGGAGGAGCCTGATCATCGCCGCCACCTCCGGGCTGCTGTCCTTCAGCCTCTGGAGGCTGTCCGCCAAGGCCGCTATCTCCTGGCGGCGGGAGAGCGGCGGGTTGTTGGGCTGCGCCATTGATGTTCAGTCCCCGTTCGAGAATGTCGAGGAACGCCCCGACCGTCTGCGCATCGGCCGCGGCTGTATTCTTCGAGCCTGCGGAGATGTTCTTGTAGGCGTCGGAGAGCAGCTTCCTGAGCGTGGCCTGGGCCAGCTCCTTCTGCTGGTTCTCCTGCTCCTCCTGCTCCTGGGTCTGGGCCTGCTGCCGGCGCTGCGCCTCGCTGTCGCTGACCAGAACGTCGTCCATGTCGCGCGAGCGGAGCCGGTAGGTGAGCAGCTTTTTGCTGTCGACGTAGACCTTCTCCTCGGGGGTCATGGTCTGCACGAGCTGGTCGGCCTGCATCCCCTTCACTTCCTTGGCGATGAGGCTCGTCGCGCCGCGGGCGATCACGTTGTAGTCGCCGGCATGCACCTTCTTCGGGTTGAAGACCCGGTTGAACTGGACGATCGAGGTGACTACGGACTGGGTGAGACCGTCGAAGGCCCGGACCATGTCCTTGAAAGGCAGAGCCGCGTTGCCGCGCAGCATGGACGCGCCCGCTGCCGTCCGCATTGGCTCACTCGGGGCCTGCGAGGGGTCGCCCCCGTTCGCCGGCCCGACAAACGTCTCCGTGTCAGCGAATTTGAGCCCAAGGGTGATGACCTCCATCAGCTCCTTCATGTGGCTGTCGATCTGGACGTTGCGCACCGCCGGCCACTGGGCGGCCATGTCGGTGCCCTCGCGATACCAAATCTTGTAGGAGGAGATGCTGGAGAGGTCCTGGTCGGCCCGGAGCAGATCGGTGTTCAACTCGACGTTCGGCCCGCAGGTCACCGAAGCGTTGTCGAGCAGCATGCGCGTCGCCGCGGCGACCATCATCTGGCTGTCGCGGATCGCGTTGGGCAGCCCGAAGCCGATCGGCGAGGTGTCGTCCTTGTCGTAGAGGAACGGATGCAGCGTCTTCACGTCGTGGCCGAGCTTCTTCCACGGGTCGAGCGCGCACTTGATGACGTTGCCCGCCACGAACCAGATTTCGGCGTCCAGCTCGTCGGTGATCTTGTCCTCGGGCACGTCGCCGCCGCAGTCGGCGAGGCTCTGCCCATCGAGCTTGCCGTACCATGCGAGCACCTCGTATTTCTGGCTGTCGGCCTTCATGTCGTTGACATTGGCCTTCACGCCCATGACGCGCAGCTCTTGCTCGTACTCCAGTGGCTTATAGTTGCCGACCGGGTACATCCGCAGGTAGGTCTTGATCACGTCGCTCATGAAGTCGGAGCGCTTGGCCAGCGCGACGAGTTGCGACTTGGACATCACCTTGCGGAGGAAATAGCCGTCCATCGACGCGAAGGTCTTGGCCGCCAGGTCGGGGAAGAAGTCCCACACCGGCACGAACTCGAACAGCGGTCGGAAGCAGTCCACCTTGGTCGGTGTCGGGATTTGCTGCCCCGTCTGCGGGTCCGGCGTCATGTCCCAGATGACCGTCTTCGACTTGCGCGCGAAGGGGCCGCGCAGGAGCCCCAGGCCGTACTGGATGCCCGACTGGAGCACCTCGCGGTTGAGGGCGATGTAGTCGTAGTCCTGGCCGCCCCCTAGCTCCTGGAGCTGGTCGTCGATCACGACGCTGAGCTTCTCGGCCCGGTCGATCATGAGCTGGTGGATCGCGTCCATGGCGTAGTCGAGCGTCATGGGCTTGGGCTGGACACCGGCCGCCTGGTCCTTCGTCTGCGCCGCCTGGACCGCCTCCTTGACGTCGTCCATCGTGATGTCGGGGTCCGGCGCGGGCTGAAGCTCCCAGTTCCGCTCGTTGCCGGGGAACATCAGGTTCATCAGGTGCGAGAGCACTGTAATGCACTTCACGCGGGTGATCCGCGGATACGCCTTCGAGCGGTTCGGGCTCATCAACTGCTCGACCTCGGGATCGTAGATGCCGAGGTACTGGCGCTGATTGCGCAGCCAGCGCAGCTCGGCGATCCGGCGATCGCTGCGGTACTGATCGAACAGCGACATGAGCCGCACGCCGAGCATGCGGAGCTGCTCCGACTTCACGACCGTGACCGGCGCGTCGGCGGTCCCGCCCGGAACGGGTACATTCGGCGGCTCGATCTCGGAGGGGACTGTCGCTGGGACTGGCATTGCACTGACATACAGCCACGTCAGTACACTGACAAGATGGGGTCAGCGCATGTGGTATTCGCTGCCCTGCGGCCTCGGCGGGGTGAACGCCTTGCCGCCCCGGTCGTCGCGCATCACGCCCTTGTGGAAGTAGCGGAGCCCGTAGCCAAAGGCGTCACCGGGATGGCTCCACTGGTTCTTCTCCGGGTCGGCGTCCTTTATCTGGTCCTTCTTGATGTCCATCGCGAAGCGCCAGCCGCCCTTCAGCGCGCGGACCAGCACCGGGCAGTGGATCGGGTCGATCAGCAGCGCCGGCCCGCCCTCGACCAGCGTCGAGCAATAGTGGTCGATCGCGTTCAGACGCAGCGGCAGGCGGTTGTTGGTCTCGATCTTGACGTTCTCGTTGCCGAACTCCGAACGGAAGGTGGCGACGATCGTCTTTTCGTCGTTGGCCGAGCGGTTGGCCGCCGCCGGGTCCGGGGCGAACATGAGCCGCGCCTCCGGGAACCGCTCGCGAACATAGGGGCGGAGCCGCTCGGTGATCAGGCGCTT